TGGCTCGGCAAGCAGTATCTCGGCCAGACCGACAAGCAGGAGATCGCGGCATCTGTGACCGGCGACATATCGGTTACGGACGCGAGGTCAAAACTTGAACATCTCGTCACTCGCCAAGCTGCCGCCCTCGCAACTGCAGGAAGCATTGGCAAGCCTAACTGATGACGAATGCGAGGCGCTTGTCCATGATTGGCGCTTCCTTGCCCGAACAGACCAGATAGAGCCGGAAGGCGATTGGCAGAATTGGCTGATCCTTGCCGGTCGCGGCTGGGGGAAGTCCCGCACCGGAGCAGAGTGGGTACGGGATCAGGTCATCCATGGGGTCAAACGGCTTCATCTGATCGCACCGACCGCATCGGACGCCCGAGACGTTATGGTGGAAGGTGAATCGGGGCTCCTGGCGTGCTGCTGGTCGGGCGATAGGTCCATCCATGGGGAGTTGCTTGGCAGGCCATCCTACGAGCCCTCCAAGCGCCGCCTGACGTGGGAGAACGGGGCAGTGGCGACACTGTTCTCGGCAGAGGAGCCGGAGCGCCTTCGCGGCCCGCAGGCAGAGGCTATGTGGGCCGATGAGCTGGCGGCGTGGAAGTATCTGCGGGAAACTTGGGACATGGCCATGTTCGGCCTGCGCCTCGGGGCCTCGCCTCGGGTGTGCATAACGACGACGCCGAAGCCGTTGCGGCTGATCAGGGAGTTGATCAAGGATAAGCGCACGGTGGTGACGCGGGGGTCAACCTTCGACAACGCCGGCAACCTGGCGCCGACCTTCCTTCAGACGATCAAGGACAAGTACGAGGGTACCCGGCTCGGTCGGCAGGAACTCTATGCGGAAGTGCTGGAGGAAGCCGAGGGCGCGCTGTGGAGCCGAGCCCAGATCGAGGCATGCCGCCATGACGGCGAACTGCCGGAGATGTTGCGTACTGTCATCGCTGTGGACCCCGCCATTACCTCAACAGATGAGGCGGCAGAGACTGGCATTGTGGCGGTCGGCCTCGGGATCGATAACCGCGGCTATGTGCTTGAGGATGCCAGCGGGCGCTACCCGCCGGACAAATGGGCCAAGAAGGCGATAGAGCTATTCGACCGGCACAAAGCCGACCGGATCGTGGCGGAAGGCAACCAGGGCGGTGAAATGGTGGAGCACACCATTCGCACCGAACGGAAGTCGGCCCCGATCACACGGGTGCACGCCAAGGTAGGGAAGCGCGCCCGCGCTGAGCCGGTGGCGGCGCTCTATGAGCAGAACAAGGTCAGCCACTGCGCTGATATGCCGGACCTAGAGGACCAAATGGTGATCTGGGAGCCGCTGAGCGGCCTCCCATCGCCTGACCGTCTCGACGCCCTCGTGTGGGGGCTGACCGAACTCATGCTGAAGCGCGCAGCCCCAACGGCCCAGTCCGGCACGCAGCGAAGGAACTGACATGGCGGATAAGGCCAACGATCCATCAACGCCCAGCCTGGCGCATGAGAGGCTGTCTGCCCACTGGCAAATGATCCGCGCCATTCTCGCCGGAGCCAAGGCGGTCAAGGCTGCCGGTGAAAAGTACCTGCCGAAGTTCCCGGCAGAGAGCGACCCGGAATATAACCGCCGCAAGGATTCGGCGCCGTGGCGGCCTGAGTTCGAGGATTGCATTCGGTCCATCAGTTCCAAGCCGTTTGCTGAGGAAACCAAGCTTGCTGGCGAGCCTTCGGATGAGATGAAGGCCATTGCCGAGGATATCGACGGCAGGGGCAACAATCTGCACGTTTTCGCCCGCGACATGTTCGAGGGCGGTGTGTCGCTGGGCGCTCATGGTATCCTGGTGGACTTCCCCACCATGAACCCGAACGCGACCCGTGCGGAGGAAAAGGCCGCTGGAGCGCGGCCCTATTGGGTGTCGGTAGACGCGGACGAGATCATTGCCCTGCGCACCGAACGCCGCGGCGCCCGTGAGGTCGTGACGCATCTGCGCTTGCGGGAAACCGCAATCGTCGTGGATGGGTTCGAGGAAAAGGCCGTCGAGAAAATTCGGGTCATTGAGCCCGGCATGTGGCAGCTTTGGAAGCAGGTCAAGAATGCCGCTGGTGAGACCACATGGGAGATCGAAGACACTGGCATCCTGACCCTGGATGAGGTGCCGTTCGTGTTCTACGCCACAGCGGAGCGCGTAGGGGCGCAGTACGTGCGGCCGCCGCTACTTGACCTCGCCACTATGCAAATCGAGCTGTACCAGGCCCTCTCGACCAAAGAGCAGGCCTATACGATGCTCGGGGCGCCGATGCTGTCGGCCAATGGCATGGCGGCGCCGGATGATGGTTCGTCTGTCGAGACCGGCCCGCGCCGTATTCTTTATGCGCCAAGCACCGAAGACATTGCCGCAAGCTGGTCGATCCTGTCAGCACCGGCTGGCTCGCTCAAGGAACTGCGCGACGACTGCGCAGCGACAGCAGAGGATATGCGCCGGCTGGGGATGCAGCCCCTGCTGCCCAAGACTGGCAACGTCACAGCAACGGCATCCGGCATTGAGGCTGCGAAGGCACATTCGGCGGTCGGAACGTGGGCCAATGGGCTCAAGGACGCGCTTGAACAGGCATTCATGTTCACGGCCAAATGGATGAAGTCTACCGAAGCCGTAGAGGTGAGCGTCCACACTGATTTCAGCGTTGGCATGTGGGGCGTGGAGGAAATCAAGGAACTTCGTGAGGCTCGTGCTGCTGGCGACCTGTCGCAACGCACTTATTGGGATGAACTGTCCCGGCGAGGCGTGCTTGGCCCGCAGTTCGACCCTGACACGGAACTCGCGGCCATCCTCGGGGAAATCCCCGCAGATGATGACCCTGAAGATGAAATGGCGGCCTTGGGCCAGCAAGATACCGGAGCGCAGCAATGACCGTCGTCGTTTCCTTCATGAAGCCCGGCTTCAGCATCAATGCCCCGATGATCACCAATTGCCGGGTGCGGGAAGACATCGCGCTTGATGGCACGACCACGGCAACGGCACAGGACGGCGAAGTCGCTCTTGTCGGGAATGCCGAAGCGGACATGATCTGCGTGGCCTTTGGCACGGCGCCTGATCCTGATGCGACGGCAGAGACTGCAGCCAGCTCTGCGGGCATTCCCGTGGCCGCTGGCGGGCTTTGCACGCTTGTGCTGCCGGCTGGTGCCAAGGTTTCGGCAAAGGCGCTCTGATGAGCCTGCCATTGCTTCCGGGGCTGCCCGGCCTGCCTGGGCTAGCTGCCACCACAGTAAAGGGCGTGGGGTATCCGCCTGAGCCTCCAGACCCAGAGCCTGCCGACGAGGACTATCTGCAGGGCGCCGACGACCAATACCTGGTCGGTTCAGATGGTGAGTTTTTGACTGGATTGGAGGCCGACGCATGACCCGCCGCATCAATGGAAATGACCTGGCGACCGCGCTCAATAGCGCCTCTGGCTTGGCGGGGCTGGATGCAAGCATCAGGCTGCAATCCCCCGTCGATCCGCTGGAAGATACCCGCCGCATTCGATTTGAATCCTACCAAAAGCAGGAGACTGAGAACAGTTTCAACGGCGGTGAGACCATCTGGTTCGATACGGCCCCGCTGGCCAAGAGCATGATCACTTGGCGGCTGCCAATGGACTGGGGCACCCGTGAGGTCATGGGCGCGCATTCCGGGCCGTTTGATGACAGCGACTGGAAGCGAGTGGTCTGGGCTGGCGCTCATTGGTTCGCACAGGATCAGGTTGACGACGAGAACCCGACCGATATTCACGGACATTGGTCGGTGGAAACCCCGCTGCCCAACGGAGAGTTGCATACCCGCTTTCAGATATTCTTCAACGACCGCACCGATCCCACCCTGGTCGGCAACGAGGTCGCGCTCATCTCAACCAGTCGAGCCGACTTCATGGTGTCCCGATACACCACTGGGGGCGAAGACTGTGGCCGGTTCATCCTTGCCGGAACGCATTCCCTCGACCGCATGGTTGAGTTCGCCCGCACCGATGATGACCCGGCAAACACGCGGTGGAAGATCGGTGTCAATGCCCAGCAAGAGAGTTCGGGCAATGTCGGCGGCAACTTCGAGCTACAGCGCTATGACGATGCTGGCGATTCTCTCGGGACCCTTCTCTATGGTCGGCGCTCCAACGGCGAGCTGACAATTGGGTCGACGGCCTGGACGCCAGCGTCCGATCCTGCACAGTTGCTGATCAATCACGCAGGGGCGGGGCAGAACGGCATTCTGGTCCAGCCGCAAGCCGCCCTGACCACGGGTGCCGCGTTCAAGGCCCGGCTGTCCTCGGCGACAGAAATCGTTCTTCAGGGGCGTGTCGGGTCTTCAACCGAGCAAATCCAAATTCTGGCGAATGGCCAGATCAGCTGGGGGCCCGGCAGTGCCGCCCTGGACACCACGCTGAGCCGTACCGCTGCTGCGCGCCTGGCTGTGAATGGCGAGTTCGACATTGCCAAGTCATTGCGCATTGGCGGGGCGACGGCGGGCGGCGGTGTTGGGGCTATCTCGATGCTGAATGCAGCGACCATCCCCAACAGCAATATTGCTGGCGGACATCTCTACGTCGAAGGCGGTGCCCTGAAATTCCGGGGCAGCGCGGGGACAATCACAACGCTGGGAGCCGCGTAAATGGCCGAAGCCGAGAAGCAAAAAGAACGGAAGCTCCGTGTTCTCCACGTCAATGTGCAGGCAGTGCTGGTGTACGATGACGGGCAGGAGTTGTCACCCGGGCCGGTCATGAACCCGGTGCAGGTGAAGTTGTCCGAACTGGGCAAACTGGACGACGAGATACGCGAGAGCGTGGCCCAGTACGGTTCGACCTGACCCACCCACACCCTAACTCCATCTGGCAATCACCGCCTGGCCATAGAGCTGGGCTTTTCTATGCCCTGAAGCGAATGCCATGGGCGCCAACGAGGCGAATGCCTCTCCCAATGGGCGAAGGCCCGGAAAGACTGACCGATGAAGCTTAAAACGATCGAAGTGGAAGGCAAGACCTATGCGGAAGTGGCTGATGGCAAGCCCGTCTATCTGAGCGACGATGGCAAGGAAATCGCCTTTGACGCCCCGGCAACCGCGTCCACCATTGCCCGCATCACCGACGAGTCCAAGGGCTACAAAACCCGTGCCCAGGAAGCTGAAGGTAAGCTGAAGGCATTCGAGGGCATCGAAGACCCGAAGGCGGCCAAGGACGCCCTGGCCAAGGTCGCCAATTGGGGCGACAAGGAACTGGTCGAGGCTGGTAAGGTCGAAGAGATCAAGGCCGCTGCGATCAAGGCCGTCGAAGACAAGTATGCGCCCATTGTGCAGGAGCGCGACACGCTTCAGACCGCGCTGCACAGTGAGAAAATCGGCGGATCGTTCGCCCGGTCCAAGTTCATTGCCGACAAGATCGCCGTGCCGGCAGATATCATCGAATCCCGCTTCGGGGCCAACTTCAAGCTCGAAGACGGCAAGGTCGTTGCCTACGACCAGAACAAGAACCCGATCTACTCCAAGTCGAACCCCGGCAATCATGCCGACTTCGATGAGGCTCTCGAAATCCTGGTCGAAGCCTACCCGCACAAGGATTCCATCCTGAAGGGCTCCGGCGGTTCCGGCTCCGGCAAGCAGCCGGGGCAGGGTGGCCAGGGTGGTGGCGCAAAGACCATCCTGCGCAGCGAATGGGACGGCATGTCCCACGCCGACCGCGCCGCCAAGGCCAAGGACGGCTTCAAGGTCGTTGACGCGGCCTGACCCCAACTAATTCCCCGCGCGGCCCGAACGGGCGGCGGAACCAGCCGAACGGCTTCCTTTGATCCTGACATCTCCAAACCATAGGAGGCCATTTTGGCCAACGTACTCACTGATCTTGCGGCCGACATCTACAAGGCCGCCGATATTGTCGGTCGCGAAGCGGTCGGCTTTATCCCAGCCGTCACCATCAATGCCGGTGCCGAACAAGCCGCCCAGGGCGACACCGTTCGCTCGCACTTCACTCGCGAAGCGACCGTCAATGCCTCGGCCACGCCGTCCATGACCATCCCTGAAGGTGATGATCAGACCGTGGACACCAAGACCATGGCGCTGAGCCAGATCGCTTCTGTCCGCATCCCGTGGACCGGCGAAGACATGAAGCACGTCAACAACGGCTCGGGCTTCGAGACCATCTATGGCGACCAGATTCGCCAGGCCATGCGCGGTATCGTCAATACCATTGAGGCTCACGTTGCTGGGGTGGCCTATAAGGGTGCTTCTCGTGCCTACGGCACGGCTGGCACCACGCCCTTCGCATCGAACTTCAACGAGATTGCCGCGGTTCGCCAGATCCTGTTCGACAACGGTATGCCCGTCACCGATGGCCGCCTGTCGCTGGTGATCAACTCGGCAGCCGGCACCAACCTTCGCCAGCTTGCCCAGTTGCAGAAGGCGAACGAGGGCGGTGGCACTGAACTGCTGCGCCAGGGCACCCTGCTTGACCTTCAGGGCTTCATGCTGAAGGAATCCGGCCAGGTGCAGGTTCACACCAAGGGCACGGCGACGGGCCTCGATGCGAACGCCAACCTCGCACTCAAGGATACTACCTTGGCCCTTGATGGCGGCGATGGCGGCTCGCTGCTCTCTGGCGACGTGATCACCTTCGCCAGCGACTCGGTGAACAAGTACATCGTCAACACCGGCTTCACCGCCGCGGCTGGTAATGCGGTGATCGGCGGTCCTGGCATCCGCACCGCGGTTGCCTCCGGCGCCGAACTGACCATCGGCAACAACTTCACCGCCAACGTTGCCCTGCACCAGTCGGCAGTGGAACTGGCCATGCGCCCGCTCCAGAAGCCCGCTGGCGGCGATGCCGCCGTGGACGAGATGATTGTTCAGGACCCGTTCTCCGGGCTCGTGTTCCGCATCTCTGCCTATAAGGGCTACAACAAGGCGATGTTCGACATCACCTGCTTGTACCAGGCCAAGGCGTGGAAGTCGGACGGCATCGCGGTGCTTCTCGGCTAATCCTGATCTTTGCAGCGGGACCGCTTCGGCGGCCCCGTCACTGAGACCAGCAACCCCAGCAGGAACTATCCCCATGACAACCCCAGCAGGAACTATCCGCGTGGCCCGTGAGGGTTCGCGTGGCTGGCATTTCATTGCCTTGGCCAAGTATGAGGCCAACCCCGACGCCTTCACCGTCCTGGACGATGATCTGAAGCCCGTAGCGGGGCCGGTGAGCGGCGATAACGGCTCTGGCGATGATCCGGTGTCGGAAACGCCTGATGGCATCCCCACGCCTATCCCTGCCGACTGGCGGGACATGCACCACACCAAGATCATCGCTCTGGCCAAAGAACTGGCCGGCGATTTCGAGGCGACTGCGGACAAGACTATGACCCAGATCGCCAAGGACATCATTGGCGCTGCTGAAGATGATCGGGCAGAGCAGGCAGCGAAAGCCGAATGACCACCATCGCATATCGCGACGGCATCATGGCCGCCGACTCCGGCTCATGGATGGGCGATGCCAGCCACGGGTGGGCAGAGAAGCTTGCCAGGGGGCCGGATGGCACTCTCTACGGTGTTGCCGGTGGTGCTCCTGAGGCGCTCGGGTTTCTCGATTGGGTGAAGGCTGGCGCCGATCCGGAGATGATGCCCAAGCCCGAAGCGCTGCCTGATGGTGGCAATAGCTTCATTGTTCTGGCGGTGTCCCCCGGCGGGCCTGTCCGCATCATCGCCGCACGTGGCGTTGAAACCTACAAGGCCCCGTATTTCTCCATTGGTGGCGGCTCTGCGACTGCCTTTGGTGCCTTGTGGGCCGGGGCAAGTGCAGCGGATGCAATCGAGGCCACCAAGGAACACGGTTCGAGCGCGCATGGCCGCGTTCTAACCATTTCGCACAAGGACTGAAATCATGGCGCTCGAAGTCGAAACAGGAACGGGTTCTGCCTCGGCCGAAAGCTATATTTCCGTCGCTGGCTTCAAGTCCTATTGCGATGCACATGGTCTGTCCTATGCCGACAAGACGGACACCCAGATCGAGCAGGCGCTTCGCCGCGCCACGCAATGGATCGATGCGACCTACAGCGTTCGGTTCAATGGCAATCGTATCAATTCCGACCAGGCCCTTATGTGGCCCATGAGTGGCCTTGTTGATCGCGGCGGCTATGCCATCGCCAATGATGCCGTGCCCCGCCAGATCGTCTCTGCAACGGCGGAAGCGGGTGCTCGTGAGCTGGCAACACCTCAATCTTTGAGCCCTGACATTGTGCCGGGCGAGGTCGTCAAGCGCGAGAAGTTCGACAAGGTTGAGTTCGAGTATGCCATCGGCTCCGGTGGTGCATCTGTCATGGCCCCTGAACTGATGGTGATCGACGGCATTCTGGCTCCATTGTTCCCCATGACCAAGAGCCGGTATTCTGGAACAGCGGTGCGCGGGTAATGGCCAAGGACTGGAACAAGATTGCTGCGAAGGTTGAGCGCGGACTGAAGAAGATTGGCGACACCTCCCAGCCCAACGGCTACCCCGCCACACTGCGCAGGGCAGGGGTGC